TCTCAAGAACATCTTCTAACGTCTCGTCGGTACCTTCAGCAAACTGATCTCTAAGAGTTTTTTCTTTTATAGCGTCTTGTTGTGCTATCGTTTCTCTAACTTGATCGTATTCTTTACCAGCTTTACTACCCATCTGGCTAAGTTCTTGCCAGTACTCTGAAGCAGGTTGTGCGTCTGCCCCTTCTACAGAAGAGTGTAACAATATTTGAGGAGCTGTTAACGTCTCAACAATTTCATCACTTTCCGCCATGACTTGATCATACGCTTTTATAAATACGTCTTCATCCCACTCAATCGCAGGGCTTATGTTTCTAACGCCTGCTGTGTCGAATACTCTTCTTAACAAATTAAATGCAAAAGAACCACCTAACCCAAAAGCAGCAACCATGCCTCCGTGTTTTAAAGACTCAACTAACCTAATCATGTCGTCATCGTACATAGGGGATAAATAACCTTTCCCTTGCATACGGGTTAATTGAGTGTACCTCATTGCAGTTGCAGCTGCACCTTCTGCTGTGACTCCCGCAGCCACCATCCCCATAGGACCAGTTCCTGAAGCAAGTATTGCTGCCCCAACACCTGCAGATATTTCACCTATTAACTCAGGCATCTCTGCAGCTATATCAGAAAACTGTAATCCTGGAGCAAACAGTGTTTGGTATTGTCCTTCTCTTTCTGGGTCACGGTACATGTACCGTTGAGAACGTGGTTCTTGTTTAACAGCAAAATCAAAAGGAGAACCGTCTGGTTCTGTTGCATCAGGGTAGTAATCTCTCAATACTTTTTCTACACCACCGCCTTCTTGTATTGAAAAACTATCGTTAGGTAACCAAGTAGCTGTACGAACCACACCCATTGGAGCACCTGATGTATCTATGCCGTTTCGGTTTAAGTATTCATCTTCGCTTTCATCTACAAAAGGGTATTGAGGGTTTTCTTCAGGCATCAATTCAAAACTGTACTCACCAAATTTTTCTCCTTCTTCAGGGAAGTAAGGAGTGCTCGGTCTTAGCCCTGAGGTTTTAGCTTGATCAAAATAGTCAGGAGGTAGGTATTCTCCAGGAATGGGTCTGTTTCTTTTCCTACTATACCTATATACGCTTTCAGGAACACGTATAGTCTTGCCTTCTACATCAAAGATGTCTGAGTCAACAGTTCCTGTGACATCTAGAGCTGGACTTTTAGTCGATAAATACCTATTAAAGATTTCATCTCTTGCGTCTTGTGTGTCAGTTTGTATTGCCATATTTTAAAAAGAAGTGTACCACTTCATAAATTCTTCCATGTCTTCTCTACCAGCAGGAGTGTCAGGGAAAGCGTCTTTTATTCTTTGTATTGTTATCTGCTGAGATGTTGCTGGGTCACCATGAACTTCATCGTATATGATTTGTTTAGCTAATTTACTCCAGCTAATTGTCTCACCTGTGCTTTCTATTTCAGCTATTTTTGATCCTGCACCGCTTTTGTCTTGTTTTAATTTACGACTAAAACTGGAGTAAGTGTCTGGGGGAGGAACAAAGGCATCCACACCCGCACTTGCTACCGATCTTTGATCGTTCTCTATTCCTAGTGTTGTTAATCTTTCGTCTATAAATGTTTGAGTTTTTTCTCCTCTGCCTCCAGGAGCAAAGTATTGGTTGCCCACACTTAAACTACCCACTTGAGGTAAATCTGCTCCTTCTGGGTTATCTATCATTATCTGAGTATCTCGGTAGATTCCGTCTGGACCTGCTTGTCTTTGGTAATTCCTAAGGACTTTGTATTCTAGGTCATTAATGATACTTTCAAAACCTAATAGAGAACTGGCGTTAGCTCCTATCTCTTGCATAAATCGTTCAATATCAGCGTTAGATATATCCCTGCCTTTTTGTTCCGCTAATAGTTTAGCAGAAGAAATGGCTAACCCGAACATAGCAGCAGTTATTCTATCTTTTTGAATACCTGCCTCTACTAATTTTGGAGCCCAAGCATAATTCATAATTTCTTTTTCGTACTTGTCCGCAAAATTTGTGTATAACGTGTCATAACTTTGACCTTTAATTGCTCTTCCTTGGTCTACTAAATCTTTTCTATAGACGTCGTAAGCTTCTTTAGTGCTGGCTATTAAGTTACCAGTAGAAGATAAGAATCCTGCAGGATTACCAAACAGACCTTTTTTAGCGATCCCTTTGACTAAATCAATACTGTCTAATACTTTTCTTGTGCCTAAATCTAAGTTAATTAATTTTTCTCTCGTCTCTCTCATTTCCCCGAGTTGTGCTCTAGAGCCAGCATAACCCTTCACACTGCCTGCGGCACCTTCCATAATACTGACAGTTCCGTCAGGGGTGATTGTGGTGGTTTTCAGCATAGTGTTAGGGACGTATCTGTTTACTTCTTCTCCGTTTTCTAGCGTAGTCATAGGGTTTCTAAGCACTTCGGATTTAGGAATTATCCTAGCGATTCCTTCTTCTAAGTCAAAGACGGCTTGGGTATCACCAGCTTTCATAAATTCGTATTCTTTTCTTGGGTCGCTAGTAGGAAGAGTCAAATATTCTTGCATTGATATTTGTTCAATCTCACCGTCAGGAGATTTAATAAAACCCATTGTCCTTGCGTTAGTTGCATCTACAGCATTTACTGTGTACCCTGCTGTTAAAAGGTCACTATCTAAGCTCTCAGCTTTTGCTGCTGCTTGAGTAGGGGTCATTTCTTTGTACTCATAGACAACACCTGATTTATCAGCGTTGTATGTAGGGATAGCGTATTGTTTAGGATTCTCTTTTGTTTCTGAATATTTTTGTAAATTTGGAAAAATAGACCTTTGATAACCCATCGCTTCTTTATCACCCATCAGTATAGGTTCACTACTTATACTAGGCACTATGTATTGTCCGATATTACCAACACCGCCTTTAGTTCCTGACTGAGCTATCTTCATAGACTCTAGTCCTAAGTTAAACGAAGTCATTAGTAAGTTTTGAGCTTCTTTATTGCTTACTCTTTCTATTTGTCTTTTAGTAGTTCCAAAAGAAACTAGAGCTTGCCCAATTCCAGACATCCTAGAGTCACCGCTTTTAGAAGCATTTAATAATGCACTTGCGGCAGCAAGAAAAGGCATCCCTTGGTCGGGAGCTTCTTTTAAATTCTCATAACCAATACCCAGCGTCTCGGCTATGTAGTGTTTAAAGAAATCAATCCTGTCTTCTAACCCTATACCAGCGTTAGTAAAAACATCGTTAAGCCCTATTTTCATCAAAGCGTTTTCTTGAACAGCCCCACTAACCCCAGAAGATCGCCCATCACCTTCACCTTCAAAATCTTCTAGAACGGATAACTCAACAGCATTTATTTCTTGTATTAGATCTGGGTTTTCTTCCCCTATGCCAAAAACTTCCCGAGAAGTTTTTTGTACTTGAGCATCCATTCTTTCAGCTTCACCGACCGCATTGGGGTTCTGTTGAGCGTACTGAGGATTGATAGCCGTTAGTGTTTGTGCACCTATGCTTTCAGGTCTTGGTGGTTCAGTAGGTAGGTTAGGATCAAAAGTTTCCTGAGGCATACCCATCTGTGGCGCTCCTTGGGGAGGAGGAGGAGGCGGTCTCATGTTGCTCATGGTGTCTGCACCTGTGCTATTGTTTATAACTTGAGCAACCATGTTGGGGTCTGTTCCTGTCATCGCAGCAATCTGGTCTATAGGTACGTTGGTTTGATACAACCTAATAATAGTATCCTCTATATTTTCTTGAGGATTAAACTGGTTAGTGTTGACAGGCTGTTCTACCCCACCCATCGGGTTGCCTTGTTGTCCTATCACAGAAGTAATTCCTGCGTTTGGGTATCCCATGTTAATTGCCATAATTATGTAAAGTTTTTGTAAGCTCCGTACGCAGCAAGAGCAGTTCCTAAATTATCCATGAAAGAGTCACTTGCTGTACCTGTTGCGTATCTGTCGACATTTTGCGTGCCTCCTAAAGCCCCTATTAAAGGAGAAGTCATGCCCATACCTTGACCGATAATTTGACTTGGTAAATTGTACTGACCTACAAAATTTGCATAATCAGTGTCGGCTATTCTTTGCTGCATTCCTTGCTGCATTTGACCACCCTGCATTAAACGGTTAATGTCTTGACCTTGTAAACCGTACTGTTGCGCACCTAAACCAGCCATATTCATTCCTGCTCCGCTTTGGAATTGACCCAGACCTAAACCAGCTTTCCCTAGATTAGTTCCGTATCCTCCATAAACATTAGCTAATTGACTTCCTAAAGAAGCAACACCACCAGCTACGTTACCTAAACCACCAGCTACACCACTGTATATGTTCGCAAGATTTGACCCTGCTGATTGCTGTAGTTGTCTCTGTAACGCAGATTCACCCATTGCTGCTTGTTGTGCTTGTGCGTAATTTTGATTGTATAACCCAGCAGCAGTGTCACCCATTGCTGTCTGACCAGCTCTTTCTATTTCACCTTCGGCTATTCTACCACGACTTCCACCAAAAGCCCCTTGTCCTACGGATTGGTCTCTAGATGCAGTTCTTTGTGCGTCTATGCCCCTCCTCATCTGACCCAGTGTTTTATCAACTACTTGGTCTGTGTACGGATTCATATAGTTTCCTACACTGTTTGGATTATAACCCTGTAATGATTGACCGTATAAATTACTAGACATCCCAGGAATCTGATTGTACATACCAGCACTTTGTCCTAAAAGACCCATGCCCTGCCCAACTGAACCTTCTGTAGCACCTATACCTTTATTGTATAGATTCCCCATTTGGTTGAAGCCTTGCGTGGCTGTGTTTACTCCTGCTCCTTGAGCTGTTGATGCTGCATTAAAATAAGGTTGATAAGAACCTACGCCTTGTCCTATTTTATTAAAACCTTCCTGTTGCATTTGACTGAACGGAGCTACACGCATCCCTTGATAAGTGTACGGGTTCATTCCAGGAACACCCATCGTAGCGAACTTGTTGTAGATATCTTGGTTCAATAAAGGGAATAACCCAGGAACACCTGCTCCAGCACCTGAATAAAAATCCTGTAAATACTGCGGAGGAGTACTACTCGTCGTTTGGTCTAAATATTGTTCTTCTGCCATTAGGCTACTCCTCTATTGAATTCTGGGAACTGCATAAAATATTTACGCTCTAGTATTTTATTTTGTAATTGCTCTTCTGCTGAGTCATTAAGTTGTTTAGCTATTTGGTGTCCTTTTTCTATGTCACCGCCACCAAGCCCTCTGACTGCATCTACTGTTAATACATGTTCATCTTCGGTTAACATAGCAGGTACGGTATCTACTTCACCACCTTTTGCGTAACCTTGTCTTGGTACTGGTCCACCTTGATTGTACCCAAACTGACGTTGACCAGTTTGAAATGACGGGAACTGCATTAAGTATTTACGTTTTTGCTCTTCTAAGAAATCCAGTAATGCTTGGTTAGGGTTGTTTAAACCACCTACTCCTGCTCCGCCTTGATATTGCCCCATTAGTCCCGATGAACTTCCACCTACTCCTGGCATTGTAGTTGCTGGTGTTAATGGTTTTGTTAAATATTGTTTTTGCTCTTCAGTAAGCCCCATGCCCTCTGGTCGACCCTGTAGTTCAGGTTGGTCAAAAGCTCCCATTTTACCTGCAGCCAACGAACCTATACCCATAACCCCAGCTTTTTGTAGAAAACTTAAATTTCCATACGCTTCGCCAATTCCAGGCAAAGCTATCGGTGAAACCACCCCTGACGCTGACATTGTTGTTGCACCTGGAGCACCTAATCCTGCTGCAGCATTCGCTCCAACATTTTGAAAGAAACCACCAATTCCTGAACCTGCCGCAGCAGGAGTAGATGCCCACCCCCACATGCTGTTTGCTGTTCCAGGAACAACATTTGCAAGTGCCTTAATCCCTCCTTGACTTGCCCACGTACTGGGAACAGCAGCAGTGCTCCCCGAAGCAGCAGAACCAAAAGTCCCACCTTGGAGCCCCATGCCTGTCGCCATACTGCCTACAGCGTAGCCACCAATCGCATCTGTTACTGCATGTTTTAAATCAAATTTACCTCTGCGATTAGCCCCACCAAGAGTGCTTCCTAGTGCAGCACCTGCTGGTCCACCGTATATAAAACCTACAACCGTTCCCACTACTTGGGAAACTTTCCTGAAAGCTTTGCCTATTTTCTTAAAAACTTTACCTAACCCATATTCGGGGTAATCTGTTAAAGGGTTGATTGAGTTGTTGGCGTGACCTACCGTGTACTGATTAGCATCAAGACCGTGTTCGGCAAAAGATTCATTAATTACTCTTTGAACAGAAGGATCTTGAGCCACGGGGAGTGGTAAAACTTTTTCTCCTGTTGTCAGGTGACCTAGTTGGTCGTCACCCCCTCTACCTAAAGAAGCTAAACCTTGTGCGTTCATTTCCATAGTATATACTCCTTTCTTGTTTTCAAGCAACTCATTTTTTCTCTTCGCCTTTAAAGGACTTACTCGAACCTGAGGTACCTGCATAAAGACCAAACCAAGCTGCACCTGCGCCTACTACAATAGATATTAAACCCGACTGTTCAAAACTAGGTGTTTCTAAAGCCATGAACCAAAAAGTGGTGTAATAAAGCAAATACATGTAAACACTTAAAAAAGCTCTAGGGAATATTCTCCATGAGTCTACTGCTTGGGCTAAAAATATCCACCTTTGGTGTGGGTTTTTAGTGCCTTCGTCTTCTAGCTCTCTTATTCTGTCTTTTAAAGTAGACTTTTCTTGTAGTAACTCCATGAATTTATTGAGGTCAATTTCAACCTCATTTCTGTCCATGTCTCCACCAAATCTTCCTCTGTCATCACTCATTATTTTCTCCTTCCTCTTCTTTGTCGTAATCTCGATAGAATTTAACTATCCCCAGTATCTCTGTAATGTACCTAGTTATGTCTGCCATATCCATACTTAAATGTTCGTATTCTTTGCTGGACAATGTATAAAATGCTCTCTTGGGTGCTTCCCCTTTTTCAAGATTTTCTAAATACAACTGCATACTATCTGGTGTTAGTATTTCCCAATCAACTGGATCCATTTGTACTTCCATCGGTAAAGGTGGGTGGTACATCGGTTGTTGTTTAGCAATAGTAGTTACGGAAACAGGTTTAACCCTGTCTCCCATCATAGAACAGCTTGAAGCCACTACAGCCAAACTAAGTAGTATCGCTAATTTCTTCATCAAATTGGTTGGGGTCAGTTAATTTTTCTAAGTTCTCTAAAACTCGTTTAGAAGCTCTGTTTATTTTGCCTTGCATAAGTTCTGGTTTTGCTAAAGTTAATTCATCTAAGTCGTGTTTAGCAAATGTTTTTCTTAGTTTATTTACATTACGCATTGCTTCTTGTTTATCTTTTTCTAAAGAAGCCATAAGTGTTTGAGCCTTTTTTTGATTGTTTAAAGCGGTTTCAATAGCTTCGTTTTGTTCTTGAATTTTAGTTTCTAAAACAAGTTGATTACCTTTTAATGTTCCTATGCTATCTTGAAGCCTATCTATGTACCACGCAGATCCAGCCACCGTTGACAACAATAAAAATCCTAGGATTAAAGCTAATTTCATTTAGGCTCCGCAGGGACAAACAGTCCCTTTTCTATTAATATTGCTCTATTCACCAAATGAGCTTCTTCAATTAACGCTTTATTTCCTGCATTATATTTAACTGCATAAGCCTCTTTTATCATTAATTCATTGACGTTACGCATTGAACCTTCTTCAAACTCTGCCCAGACTTCTGCTATTACTCGTCCAAACTTACCTTTTGCATCTTTTATTTTAGTCTTTAATACAATCTTTTTTCCTTTAATAGTTTCTTTAAGGTAGGCTTTACTGAGCTTACCTCGTGCTTTTTCATCCAAGTCACGAGTCCTCGACTCGGGCGTATCAATACCAGCCAAGCGAACCCTGCAAGCATGAAAGATATCGAACCCAAGATCAAGAACAACATCCATAGTGTCACCGTCGACCACTCTTTTAACTTTGCATTTATATTCATACATTTTAACAATTCCAATCCCTGCGTGCCCAATAATTAGCACTGCATCTATCGCTTTTTATACCACCACTACGAGCACAATAACTGGCTTTCCTGCTCTTATCACCTGGATGTTTGCCCATTTTCTTATCACCAAAAGTTATACGTTTGACTCGACCACCATCACTGCTACAACCTTTAACAAAAACTTCTTTTCGTTTTTTACCGTAACCAGCAGACCCTTTAGGGACAGCTCTTGGTCGGTTAAGTGTAACTGTTTTGCCTTGCCACTCAGCCATTATTAACCTCCTTTCTCCATTCTTTCAGCTAGGCGTTTAGCCCTGTCCCCTACTTGAACCGCCCATTTGCTGTCAAGCATCTCTTCAGCAGCCTCTTCCCATTTCCCTGCTTTTAATGCAAGTAGAAATCTATTGAAATTACTAAGTCTAGGACAGCCTAGATTAAAACACATATTTGCTAAGACACGTTGCCTATTATCATCTAGGTTTTTCCACCACGGCATGTTTCTGTCTAATTCATTACAGACATTATCTATGTCGTCATTTAGACATTGTAGAATACGTTCTTCTGATACAGGAGTTCCTAAAGGTTGGTTAATTTCTGGATCCGTGTCTAAAACCAAATGACCGACACCTAGCGTAAGATATCCAAGATGGTCTTCATAAGTTTCTGTCTTATACCCTTCATCCATAATAAGTTCTTTAACAAGTTTATCTCTATCCATCATTTGTGTACTCATATTGATATAGCCATATTTCCATTGGTGGAGACACTTAGACTCCCTAAACCACTGACGCCTTCTACTCCAGACTGCTCGCCCTTGTAGATATTTACCCATTCTGTTCCTGTCCATAATTGTAACTGACTCGTTGTTAAATTCCAAAGAATAAACCCTGCCCCGAATTTATTCACATCACGTTGCGTTTGGTTAGCAGAAACCGTCGCATCTATGTCTACTCTATTTAAACTTAACTCCAGTATCCTAGTCATTCTATTGAATGTGTCTGGCGGTATGTAATCACCTGTAGCGATTGGCAGTTTTGTTTCTAGTAGTTTAGCCATTATCTCCTACCACTTGGTTTTAAATCCATACGGGTTGCACCAACTCTGAACCCCACCCCTAATCTACTCAATACACCTGCATCATCATCAGACTCTATTCTTAATGCTGCTTGTCTTGCTCTCACCCTAGTGTCTATTTTATTAGTGCTAGAAGTACAGCTACTTGTTGCTGCTGTTGTTAAACTTTCTGCTGGATAGTTCCTAGTTTTTAAAACAAAGTTAATAACTTGATCAGATCCACCGTTACCTGTAAATTTAACGTCGGGGATAATTCTTCGTATCATTTGAAAAAGTGTTCCTTCACCTAAATCAAAATCACTAGATTCTATGTAGACATTATCCATAGGAGAACCGTCTGCGTCGTTACCTGACTCATGGTTGTATAGGTAACCTACATCAGATGTTGTGTAAGTAGCCATAGGACTATTGAAAACACCTTCGTCTAGCCAAGCTGTTCTATTTAATTGCCCGATGCTCCAAACATTTTCTACATAATTATAAGTAACGTACCTATCGATTGTCGTTGAACTGGCTGAGGGGTAAAACCATCCTACCTCATCAAATTCTTTATTTAAAGTAGCAAAAACTTGGTACGCTTGCCCTATGTTTATATCGCTTAATACATAATTTTGAACACTACATTGGAGTTCTTTTACCTGTCCCGTGTAGGTATAGAACCCTGTTTTGTCCATCCAAAAAACACCAGCAGGTGCGTTTACACATGCGTTTGGTCCAATCAACCCTATTCCTTCATTTACTAAATTAACACCAAATGTAAACGGTTGTCCTATAAAACTCATAGAGTAAAGTGAAGTATCTGTCCAAACCAGTGTTTCTTGTCTTGCTCTCATCGCACCTACAATTTGTGAACCAGCTGATAAACGGAAAGAACCCGCAGAGTTTTGTGCTAATGGTTCCCATTGCGTTGCGTTTTCTTGATCACTCCAGCAAATAAACAACGGGTCTGCTGCACTTGTTCGGTCACCACTATCATTGATCGGGTCAGCCCCAAAACAAATAATGTGTCTGTCTATGTCACTAACCATTATTTGAAGTGCGATCGTTGGGGGTAAATTAGCCCCTGCTAAATCTTCAAAAGCTTTAGCCCTAACCGTTGCTCCACTGCTTTCGTCCCAATAGTATATCCCACCACCACGAACATTCATAACTAAATCTTCGCCAAAATTATCGTGAGACCAGTTCCGTAATTGACTAGAAGATGATATTGCACTAACTGAACCAAATGTACCTTCTCCCCAAGTTAAAGCCCCCCAACCTGAACCTTCCACAAATACATCAAGACCTACGTTAATTTGATACGCTCCTACTACGGAACTACCACCGTTTCCACTATCACTACTATTAGCAGTTACCGTGTCTCCGTCTGTATCTTTTGCTTCTATTGTATAAACATTAACGCTTGTCACAGTAGCGATTTGGTATTCTTGGTTAAGAACTGCTGCAGTAATTAATCCACCTAAAGTAGCAGCACCACTAAAAGTTACAAAATCATCAACTACTGCCCCGTGGTTTGCGTCAGTAACAGTTATTGTAGCGTCACCGTTACTTGCTGAAAAAGTAACATCCCCAGCCGAAGTAGTAAGTCGTATGGGTGTTATATCGTTATAATTATCGCCCTGTTTAACGTAATATTTCCATGTAGTACCTAACCCGAGGTATGACGTTAATTGTAAGTCTACCCATGCATGCAGAGCTCTACAGGTGGATAAAAAAGTATTTGTGGTAGTTTTAGTCCAACCCCCTATCTTTTCAGGGAAATTTTTCCTAAAACGAACTAAATTTGCGTCGAACCACCCACCCTCGTTAGAGTAATCTGTCCCTTCTTTATCGATCCCAGGACGAAGAGTAAATTTTTCTAGAGGCATTTAGTCTCCTAAAATAATTGTTCAGTTAAAACAGCTCCAGTACCTAAAAGTAATGTGACTAAAGTGGCGATAACAAACAGTTCAAGACGTTTAATACGATGAATAGTTTCTAACCAACGCTCAGTACAGACAGCTTCATGACGATCTATGTGTGCTGCAACTTCCATTACTGTTTTCTTAGCCATCTATTTGTCTTTAGCCTTGCCTATGTTTAAAGCTAAAAAATCAATAACTTTATACAGCTTTGCCAAAAACTTATCTCCTTTCGGAGTAGGGGTTACAGCAGCCACAAGTGATGCTATTGCAACAATAGCTGTTATCCACATAAATATATTTATATATACCATTTAATTTACCTCTTTGGTTTCTTCTTCTAAAACTTCTTCAGCGACTTCTTTAGAAGCCTCAA